GCAACAAAGTCGTCGTCTTCATCCAGATTTCCTGTTAGAGAACCCTCTTTTAAAAGGGCTGCTGTTCCGATTTCTGGCATTCTCGCCAGGTTAGTGCTAAAGTGATAGCCATAATAATTACCAATACCTCTAAAAGAAGTCAAGAAATTAAACGATTCTTCCATTGTTGGTTTCTTTTTATAGAAGTCAACAAATAGGGGACCGAGATGGGTAAACCAATAGAACATGTCACTTGTTCTACTTTTTCTGGTAGGATCTGGTTCTAGGCCCATTGTTTCATCATAAGGCGTTTTTATCTGTCGAGTATAATTTCTAGATTCTGTTTGAAGACTTGTTCTAAGTTCTGTAGTACCATAAATCTTTTCTTTTCTCCTCTTTGCATTTTCAAGATTGGTCATGCATTTAAGAACATAATCATTATTATTTACCAGAGAATCATATTTTATAAAATTAAAACCTGTTCCTTCGGTAATAAGATTAATTGTATTTGAAGGTCCATAAAATTTTACAATTGCTGCATTTATTAGTTTATCTTCAAATGTACATTGTGGGTTATAAAATACATTTTCATTTAGCCAAATAATCTCGTCGTGAAAAGACCTGTTTGGGTGGAAATAGGGTACTGATCTTCCTGATACTATAAAACCATATCCAAAAACATCTTCATTTTCAAGATGTTGGAAATTATCAAATGTACATGATTTATTAAATCGAACTTCTAATTCTCTTCTATTCATTTCATGAACAAAAGTTCTTACAAGATTTATTTTTTCTTGGGGAATCAGGTCAACTAAGGCCTGTCCACTCATATTTAGTAGTTCTTTATTTGATGTCATATTTTTATTTATAAAATAGACAGTCATGTGCCCAAACTGCTTTAAAAACTATAAGAGGTTCTATTTCTGAATGTTTATATTTTTCTTTTAAAAGATCTGTATACAATTGCATGTTCTCTTCGTTTTTACCTGTTCCATGTAATTCTATAAAAAGAACTTCTGGAAAATAGTCTAAAATCTCATCCATAAGGGTATATTCTGCTCCCTCAATATCTATTTTTATTATCTGTGGTTTATATTTTTCTAGTAAGGTTGATATGTGAACGTTATCTACTTCGTCATATTCAGTGTATCTACTCTTTCCGTAAATTGTAGTACTACAGTGTTTGTTTTTAGCGCTTGATTTATATAACTTTAGCTTTTCAACATGAGTTCCAGTAACAGCAGCTTCTATTAAATTTACCGAAGTATCTCCTTTAAAACTTTCTTCTAATTTACTAAAATTTCTATGATCGCATTCTACTGCGGTAACATGTTTTGCTCCAAGGTCTAGTGCTATTTGAGTAAATGCTCCAACATTTGACCCAAGGTCTAAACAGACTTTATCAGTATAATCTATTTGAGGTTTATAATAATTATCAATGGACTCATTTATCATTCCATTATCTACGCCTTCAGTTGCGTTTAACTTTTCTGCGTATGTTTTTCTAATTCTTCTCCTGTCTTTTGTAGACATCGGTAATTGTGGGAGTTCTATTCTCATTTTTCTACTAGTTTTGAAATTACTTCTACTATTTCTATTTTTGGCCATTTTTCCTTGATTATTTTGGCCTGTACTCTATCGTCTTCAAAAAATCTTTGGACATGTATTCTATTAGCCTTTAGATTTCGAATCGTTATTGCTTTATGTTTTCCAGAATGTCTTCTTGCTGATAGGGTATGATTTCCTCTTTCTTCAAGAGTCATAGGGTTAAAATAAACCTTGTTTTTAATACCTCTTTCTTTTAAAATGGCATAAACATATTCGGTTTCATCAATGCACCTTCCTGTTATTATAACATCGTTTTCATTTCTAGGGTTTATTCCTAGAGAAACTACTCCATCAAAATCATAACCATAAATTTCTATGTGTTTTGGTTTAACAGGTTCTGGTTTGTTAAACTGTAAAAGTTTTCTTAAAAAATTAAATTTCATTTTATACATTTTTAGTTTTTAGATACTTTTTCTTGTTCTTTTCTAATTGATGTTACTTTGTTAGCAATTACTTGCTTTTTAGTAGTTGTTGTCAATTTTCTATTTGCCAATGCTTCGCATTCTTGAACGGCATCTGCAAACATCATCTGTTTTGGTGGAGTTTTTTGAGTGAACGCTGATGGACCTCTTAGGGCTCCAACAATTCCCATTTCTCTTGCAACTCTCACATATCTTAATGCATCAATTACAACTCCTGCAGAGTTTGGACTATCTTGAACGGATAGTTGAGCATCAAATAGAACTGGTGCACCTCCAAAACCTTCAAGTTCCAATCTAAAATTGGCTACTTTATTATCACCATAATAGGCAATATATTCAGAAGGACCAGCATGTAAAAAGCTGTCTTCGGTAGAGATACCTCTAATTTCATTCTGGGCTCTAATAACATTTTCTTTAGAAATTTTCTTAGATTGAAGTCTTCCTTTGTCTTCCATATTTAAAAAGTCTGTGTTACCTCCAACATTTCTTTGAATGTGTGCTTTAACAACATGACCTCTTTCGAATGCCAATTCTTGTAACATTTGAGAAAGAATAGATGCTCCAAATTGACTTCTCATATCATCTCCAACGATTGGAATACCTGCATCAATAAATCTCTTTTCCCAAGATGGGTTAGATGCTATAAATACTGGGATGCAGTTTACGAATGAAACTCCAGTTGCTAAACAAATTTCAGCCCAAAATTCTGTTGCCTTTTGAGACCCTACTGGAAGATAGTTAACCAATACTTCAACTTCATGTTTGTTAATCAGATTAATTACCTTTTCTTTCCATTCATTTTCTTTCTTTTTAGTCCAAGAAACTCTATTCATTTCAGAACTATTTCTCAATTTTTCAGAAACTAAAAACCTGTCTTTTTCTGGGTAGGCATCCATAAGAAGTGCATAACCATCAATCACTGGACCTTCATATACTGGTGCCTTTGATTTAATTTTTTTAACAATATCATAAGCGCTATTTGGTCTCTGTTTAAGAGCTTCTCCTAATGGAAGATTAACTTTACGTTCGTCAATATCAAACCCGCAAACGAATTCTATATTTTCTGCTTTATAACCTCCAATATCTTCTCTCATCATACCATTTGCTGATACTTCTTTTTCAGAATAATATTGGACTCCTTCTACTAAGGACTTAGCGCAATTCCCTACGCCGATAATTCCTACTTTGATTTTTTTACTCATAATTTATTTTATTGTTTTAATTTATACTCGGTTTTTAGATTTTGTTTCAAAAGAGACTTAATGTTTTTTGTTTAAGCTCTCCATTATCTTCTCCACTATCAAAATCGTAGTGGTAATATTGTCTTGATAAGTGAACACTTCCAGGTTTTTCCATATAAGTGTCTGCAAATTCTTTTGGATGGGTCTCGTACCAGTGTCTTGGCCATTCTTTAAATTCCCAACCTTTTTCTTCACAAAGTCTTCTAACAACCTGATTAAACCCTATCATGATTTTTGTTCTTGCCTCTTGGGTTCCAATAAATGGACTTCCTTTATACCATCCTGTTTTTGGAATTCTTCTCTCTTCATACTCGATTGGTAAAAGAGCAACTACTGTAATTTTTGGAATATTTAAAGTTTCAAGGTGTTTAATATAATCTTCAGCAAGGGTTATTGTTGAAAACAACGGATCTTTTTGTCTACCAAGATGGTGTCTAATATCTATATTTCCAAAATATGAAATAAGATGTTTTGTCCCTTCTGGAATATAGTTTTGCATTCCTTCTTTAAGAATTCCATAAAGTGTTTTACCATCATTTCTAGAGATATTTGCTCCAGGTTTATATGCTGAAACTGAATGACTATCACCTAATACAAAAGTATCCGATTCTAATGTAAGATCTATTGTTTTTATATTTTTTGAAATTTCTGAAAGTTTTTCAGTGTCAAGTTCGGACCATTTTTGAGAACATGATTTCATTCTACTTTCTGCAAATTTACCAATATCTGGCATTTCTCTATTAATACAAAATATAGGGCCTTTAAAATCTAATAGTCTTTGCATTCTCATTGCAGTATCATCCTGTGCTCCACCAAAAAGGTTGTAACTTCCTTGGAATTCCATTGGAAGTACAATAAACCATGCATCATAGTCGTGAACATTATCTGATTTTGTTAATACATCACAATCTAAACCAACATGATTCAACTGGTGTTTTAGCATGTATGTCCAGGCAGATTTGTGTGAAGTCTTTTTATCGCTAAATGTTGTTACAACATCGTCAATAGCAATTTTAGCCCATGTTCCTAATTCCCAAATATCATTTACTTTTACCATCTTTTTCGTCTATATAATTATCTAATGCTCCTATGTATGCAACTGCATCAAGAAGGTTATCTCTTTTGTGATTGTAGCTTTCTCTAGAAAACTTAAGCGCTATAAGCGCCATATACATTTCACGGCCTGTAACATTTAAACCTGTCATTCCGTTAAATATTGAAGCTGCTCTATCCATACCTTCTGAAAA